TAATGGTTATGATAGTGAAATTAGAGATATCAATAATAATCTTATTAATTTTGATAGTCTAAATTTAGTTGGAAAAGGCGGAGGAAAAGGGGGCATAGGCGGTACAGGCGGTGGTGGTTCTAATGGTGGGTCTGGAGGAGGCGGTGGGCATGTAACAGCTGCCGGTGCTGCTACACAAGGTAATACATTTTGGAATGGAACACAATATGTTCAAGGAGGTTTTAATGGTAGTTCAGGAAATCCTGCTGGTTTTGCAGGTAATAACGGAGGTGGAGGCGGAGGAGCAAGTGCTACAGCATTGGGATGTGAAGGAGGGCATGGAAGATTGGTAACTATAACAGGATATAATCAATATTACGGCGGTGGAGGTGGTGCTGGTGGTGGTGCTGGAGGAAGAGCAGGTGGTTTAGGAGGAGGAGGAAGTGGTAGAATAGGTGGATATGGAGATGGTGTTAAAGGTACAAACGATTTAGGTGGTGGAGGAGGTGCTGCATATAGTAGCACTACAGGGATTTGGCATCCAGGTGGTTCTGGAATAATTATTATAAGGGTTCATCAAAAAATTATAAATAAAAATGTAATTACTTTTAGACATAGTGAAAATGTTGATGAATTGCAAACAAAGCATGAATTTACATTTACAAAAAATACAATATGTGATGTTTTAGTTGTAGGTGGGGGTGGTGGCGGAGGTTCTAATGGTGGTGCTGGCGGTGGTGGTGGTGTTGTTACTTATAATGATGTTAATTTTCCTTCAGGTATATATACGATATTAATAGGAAATGGTGGTCGTGTTGTTTGGAATGATAATAATGACACAAAAAATAATACAGATGGAATAAACGGAAATAATAGTTCTATAGAAGGAAATGGTATAATTATAAGAGCAGCAGCAGGAGGAGGCGGTGGAAGATATTCAAGTAATTCTGGTCCTGCTCCTGGTTTTGTTAGATATATTAATCCAATTACAAAATTACCTGCTGTATCACAAGGTGGTGGAGGTGGCTCAACATTTAGTACACTTCCATATACTATGGATGGTAAATTATCAGGACGTGGTGGTGTAACAGCTAATACACAAGCTGTTGCTGGTGCCGGTGGCGGTGCTGCTCCAGAAGGACAATATGGTAGAGGTGGAGATTCCTCTATAACAAATAATATAGCATCATTGGGAAATGGAGGTAGAGGAATAGTTTCGTCAATATCAGGCATACCTATTGAATATGGTAGTGGTGGAACAGGTCATCGTTGGAATATGACTTTTGCCGATATAAATGGAATTGCTACAGGAGGAGGAGGGTATCATGATATTAAAGATATTAATAATAAAACATATGTTTATAATGTTTACAATGGAGTTCCTGGTTCAGGCGGAGGAGGTCATCCATTAAGTTGGGGTGGTTCTGGAATAGTGATTTTGAAAATAAAATCTATAAATGAAGCATTTTATTATACTCCTGTTATAAAAAATATAAATAATATAATAAATTCATCCAGTTATCCTTACATTCCTGCAGATACAACTGATTTAATTGCTTGGTATAAATTTGACGGAAACGCAAATGATAGTAATCCGTCGGCGACAAAACATAATTTTTCAACAATCAGTGGTACAATAAGTTATGGAAAAGATGCTATATTAAATAAACCCTATTTAAATTTAATTGATGGAAGCGTTATTAGAAATACAACTTTAAAATTTAATAATAGAGCTTTTACAATTTCATATTTACTTAGATTATATGATTGGAATGGTGCTTCTAATTACTTAGACACATATAATGGAGTATCAGCAGGAACTAACAATGTTTTAGTTATAGGTTCAAGAGGACAAGGAGCGTATTTTTTTGCTTTTCATTCGAATGATTTAGAAAGTGGAGGTAAAAAATCTATTGAAGATGTTAATAAATGGATATTATTTACAGTTACTTATGACAATCAAAGAAATAGAAAAATGTATAGAAATGGAATATTATTCAATGCCGATGTTAGTTCTTCTGATTTAATATCAAGTGCGACAGGAAATTTATCATTAAATGGACGTGCTGATTTATGTGATATGAGAGTATATGATAGAGCTTTATCACAAGAAGAAATTACATTGTTATATAATGGTTATTTACCTAATTATTTCAATATTAATTTTCCATCAACTACTATAGCAAGTGTAAATGCTCGTGAAGAAGTGCAATTTAAGGGTAATTATGACTTAATACTTTCACAACAGCCTATTCCAGCAGAACCATCTACTCTAACAACACAACAATCACAATATATATTACCAATATCGTCATACGGATCTTCTTTAATTCCGAGAGATAATCAAGTATTATTTAAACCTTATACATTTGTAACATTTACAGAAGAAAGATTATATCCTCCTGTAAGAACATTTACAGACAATTTTACAATAGTAAGTAATCAATCTTACGGAAATGGTTTATATGTTATCACATCATCTTCTCAATATTCAGACACCACGGATTATGGACCTTATAAAATATTTGGAGCGAGTTTTTCAGTATCAGAAACGGCTTTGTATACAGCATCTACCGGATTTTATAAAGGAAATGTTACATTTAACAATTATAATGGAGAATGGATTAAAATACAATTACCAGTTAAAATAAAATTAACTAGATATAAAATTGAATCTTCAGGAGGAGAAATAGATAAAGCTCCAAGTATATATAAAATTTTTGCTTCAGATGATAATATAAATTGGGTTGAAGTTGTAAATAAAAATCAAGCATTAAATACAGCTTCTTACGGAACATCATATGCATTTGAAGAAATAGTAAATGGTAAAGAAGATTATTATAATTACTTCTGTATAGTAGTTAATAAAGTACTCGGAAATAGTACTAATAATCAAGACATGCGTATTGTTGAATTATATATTTATGGAAGAGAATATATAGGATCTTCTATAGACATCAGATATAATCTATTAAACCCTATTAAAGATCCTATAGGTGCTCAATGGACTTATAACAATGCTAATGCTAACGTATATCATTTAGGAAATGTAGGTATTGGTACTAAAAATCCTCAATATTCTTTAGATGTTGATGGTAATATATTCAGTTCTCAAGGAGGTTATACATTAAGTTCTCAAACAAGTTGGACCACACTTTCTGACAGAAGAATTAAAAACAATATCACTAAGGCTTCTTATGAAAAATGTCTTGAAAATGTTAAAAATATAGAACTATATAGATTTAATTTTAAAAATGATATAGTTAATACTAAAGATAGAACTCAATTAGGATTTATAGCTCAAGAAGTTCAAAATGTCTATCCTAAAGCAGTTGAAGCAAATCAAATTTATAATAGTGAAATAGATGGGCTTTTAACATTAGATACAACACAAATAAAATATAATTTATACGGAGCTTTTAAATATCTTATTGATAAAGTTGAAATATTAGAAAAAAAACTACAATTCTACGAACAGAATAATTCAAGTAATATCTTAGAAGTAAATGTAGAACATCCTGAGAATATCTCAAATAATTCAAGTAATATCTTAGAAGTAGAAGTAGAACTTGAGAATATCTCAAATAATTCAAGTAATATCTTAGAAGTAGATGAGGTGAATGTAGAACATCCTGAGAATATCTCAAATAATTCAAGTAATATCTTAGAAGTAGATGAGGTGAATATAGCACTTGAGAATATCTCAAATAATTCAAGTAATATCTTAGAAGTAGATGAGATGAATATAGAACTTGAGAATATCTCAAATAATTCAAGTAATATCTTAGAAGTAGATGAAAATGTATAATTATTGATAATTTATAAAAATGAGTACATAATTTTATTTTTCTTAAAGTTTTAAAAGTTTTTATAAATTTCTAAATATTTTTTAATTATGTACTCGTTTTTAATTTAATATATTATTAGAAGAAGAAGTATTATATTTTATCAATATTATTAATAGATATATAATGAAAGATATATGTAATAATGTTATAACTTTGAAACAATATGGCCCTACATGTTGGTTCAATAGTATTCTAATGGCAGTATTGTATAGTGAAGAAAGTCGCAAATTATTGCTAAAGAAATCTAAGACATGGAATAATAAAATACTTATTTTTAAAACACTTAAATATATTTTAGAAAAAAAGTATTTTCGTTCAAGCTATATATACAAAGATTATGAATACTTTGATAAAATAAGACCAGAATATATATTAGATAAGCTTTATAAATATAATAATAAAAAATTCTCATTTAATCCTAAAATAAAAAAAGGAGGATATGCTCCACCATTATATATTAGAAAAATATATAAATTATTAGGAGTCAAAGTATTATATCTTGATTTGAAGGATAAACTATTATATTATTCAAAATACAATAACACATTTGTCGACGATTCTATTATTAAAAAAGACAATAAAATAAATATTATTTTTAAATATGTTTCCAAAGAAAAGGTTTTAGAGAAGTTTGAAAATCCTGATGTTATTATTGTTAATTGTACTAAAAATCTTAAAAATGATATACCGGATTATTATAGAGTTCCAACTGATTCGCCATTTTATAAAATAGCCTCTTTAGATGATAAAGTTATTATTAAAGATATGAACTTTATTCAAGATTCAGTAATATTATCAAATTGGAATAAAACGGGAATAGGCGGGCATTCAATAGCAGGAATTAAATGTAAAGATAATAAATATGTGTATAATGGGTGGACTCGCAGTACTATTGATGTTCATTTAGCGGATCTTAACTTTACAAAAGATGATTATGAGAATGAGAGATTATGGGTATCAGAAGTAATTGGTAAAAAAATAGTATATATCAATATTAAAAATGATAATGTAGTTGATAAATTGCCTGCTGATGCTATAGTAGTTTCTGATAATATAAATATTCCTTGCGAATTAATGAAATTTGATTGGGATGTTAATAATAATAGTGAATTTTGCATAAATAAAAAAGAATGTTTATTAGATACACATACAACTAAAAGTATTAAAGAAATTTTAAAAAAAGATGCTAAAGAGTTATGTTTTTCATTCAATAAAGGTCCAAGAAATATTATATATATTAATAAAAATAGTATAAATCATACTAAGTCAGATAAAAAATGTCCTGAAGGTAAAGTTTTAAATCCATTAACAAATAGATGTATTAATATTAAATCAATAAATAAATTAGAAAAAAAATCTCTTA